TTATTTTGATAGACGTTCCATAGCTTGGATAGTTAGATCAGTTTGTTCCTTGTCCTGTTCCTCTAATAGATGTTCATAGACTCGGCTTGTAATCATAGTATTTGCATGTCCTAAAAATTGGGATACATATTTCATTTGTACTCCCGTGGATAATAAATAGCTAGCAAAAGTATGACGTAACCCATGTGGGCGAATTTGGTTAGCTGTAGGGATTCCTACTTGAGTTTGAATGTACTTCATTGATTTAATCAAACCTGCATCAGAAGGGATTTTACCGTTCTTAGAAAGGAACACAATATTATCGTTGTTTCTAATTTCACTCTGTGATATCAGCCACTCATTCTGCTCCATCTTTAGTTGCTTTAGAATCACAGCTAATTCATCAAGCAACGGAATAACACGTTTTGATGTCTTTGATTTAGTTCGTTGCTGAATCTCACCGGCATCCATATAATCGTACACGCTATCCACAGTAATTGTTTTACTCTTAAAGTCGATTGCTGACCATCTAAGCCCGCTTATCTCCTCAAACCTTAAACCAGTATATGCACCAGTCAATACTTCGTAATAGGTGATACTATTGTACGATTTATGTTTGTTCGTATAGCCAATGACTTTTTGGAAATCAGAAATGGAAAGATACTTTTTAGACTTTTTTCTTTTTGATGTCCCACTGATCTTAACTTTACGAGTGAAGTCAGAATATATTATTTGGTCATCAATTGCATCTTGAACACATGACCGTATTATTCCATTAGTTTTTTCACAGGTCAGTGTTGACCGTGTTTTCATGTAATCATTCATGAATTCTTGATACTGCATTTTAGTCACTTCATTAAGTCGAGTGAGTGGGAAATAGTTATTGATGACTGTAGCAATGTTATTAAACCGATTCATAGAAGTTTTACCTACATTAGGTTTCTTATAAACATTCACCCAATTTCTATAGTAATCATAAAAAGTGGTATTGCTATCAATAATGCTACTGCCTCGAATTAAACTATTTTCCATTTCATTTGCAGCAACCTTAGCTTCTTTTTTAGTATTGAATGATTTTGTTTTTGATTTCCATTTTCCATCAGCATCTTTATATTTAATTCGATATTTCCATTTTCTTCCAACTTTTTCAAAGTTTGCCATGACTGTACCTCCTAATTTAGGTAAAAATAAATAAGCCTAGTTATAGACTTAGATTTATTTTTGTGATTAATTAATCGTTTAAATGCTGGATTGCATAGTCAGCCTGCTCTTGAGTAAATTCTTCACCATATTGAGATGTTAATTGTTCTTGAATATCGTTAGGTGACATGCTCATTTTGTCTTGATAATCTTTAGCTTTTTTTAAAGCATTTTCATCCCAATTAACCTTTACATTATCAACCGCATATTGTGCAGCTTCAGCTGAAAAACCATCACCGAACTGTGAAGTAAGCTGGTCATAAATTCCTTGTTGTGACATATTCATAACTTTAGCATATCTATTAGCACGGAGTAGCGCTAACTTGTATTCTGTAGGAACTTTACCATTTGATGAAGATGAATCATCTGTTTCAGAATCTGAACTTTTTGCTGTATTAGATTTAATGTCTTGCTTCTTTTTATGATTAGGATTTTCAATAAAAATAGAGTCATCATTTTTAGTAGCTCTATTTTTCACTTTTGCAGAAAAATCATATTCCTTTTCTTTTTTATCATTTTCCCCTGTACCAGGCCCATTTAAAGTAGTAGCCCATTTACCATCAGATTTTACATGTAAAGTTTTAACTACAGAATAGTTCATATCAGGATCAGTAATTTTAATAGTTGAATGTGGTGAGGCAGTTCCACTCACTGAAACAGTATTATCATTACCATTATTTAAAGTAAGTGTTCCCACATCGTTAGCATTTTTTATATGGAACTTTGTATACGCAGAATCAGGTATATCACTTACCGAAACTTTTACTGAATTTGACTTTTTACCATTTTTTGAAGATACAATTTTATAATCAGTATTATTGTCTAAATTTTTAGCTGTAAAATTACCCTTATTATCTGCTTTTACGTTTATATTCTTATCGACTCCGTAAGTATCCTTTAGCGTGACCATTGCATTCGAAAGTGTTTTGCCGGTTAATATTCCTTTTTGACTAGTTCCAGTCAATTTTATATGTTTAGTATCTACAGATAAGAATGGTGTTGGATTAATAATTTCTTCTGCATTGGCTGTAATTCCTTTGAACAACGGGACAATCAAGATGATTGAAATAATTACTAAAGCAACAAATGGTATTTTATTGTTGTTTAATCCTTTGTAAAATTTTAAAAGTGCATAAGCAAGAATAGCAATGATAGCAACATCAAGTATCATTCCAAATATATTTAAACTCATAATTTCCTCCATAAATATATATTTAATCAGTATAAGTGTATCAGAAGGGATGTATTAAAAATCACATTACAACCATTTTTCTTTTGGCAATGTATTCATATCTCAATGGAATACAGAATTGCTGTAGAAACATAATATAGCTATTGAAGTGGATATCATAATCTTTACAATATTGTAGTAGTAAATCTATAGCTACTTTATTAGCAGCACTTTCAGCATTAATCTTCCCCACACCAGACTTGTCATACATATAGCAAGAATCACCATTAAGCATATGACCAATCTCATGAGCTACCACCATTGGTAGTTCCTCTTGCTTGTACCAATTCGTATTAATAAACATCATGTTACGTTCTGGTATAGCTAAGGAAGGCCAATCAGAATCTATTCCATTAAGTAATTCGAATCCTATGTGATTATCTAGTGCGTAATTCAGTAAGTAAGTTGTAACATCACTCATATATTATTTTCCCCCATCTAAGATACGTCTAATCATTTCTAATTCCTCCGGTGGTATTTCTCTACCACCATAGCTCATGATGGTGTAGTCATCTTGCATAGCATCTTTAATATCTACTTTTTTAGATTTAGCGTTAATATCCGGATCATCCGTTTTACCCAATAGGTAGTCTACAGATACGTGTAAAACATTAGCAACAGCCTTAAGATTATTAATTCCAGGCTCTTTATGTTTCCATGAATATATAGTGTTGGTACCTAAATTAGCCATATCGTTCACTTTTGTAAGACTAAAACCTCTTTGCTTTGAAATTTTTTTAATTCTATCTAACGTTGTCATAATAGGCTTTCTCCAATATATGACGACTAATAATTAGACTTAGACTAAAAATATACTTGCATAATTTTAGACTTAGTCTTATTATTAATTCATCAAGTAATTGAGCAACAAAAACACACGACCACCGATACAATGCTTTGGCGAGAATTGCGGTAGTAATAGGGTTTAAATTGCTTATTTGATATGCCTTTATATTAGACTCAGTCTAATAATTTGTCAACAACTTGATGAACAAATAACAGAAAGGAGGTGAAAGATATGAATGATGAAGAATTTACTTTAGAAAGTTCCATATATGGAAGAGCATCAATGGAAATTGCTTTACAAAATGGAAACGAATTTATGGATCTAATAAAAAAAGCTCAGCAGGATTCTGCTGAACTTCAAAAAGATTTAGAAAGACTACAACATATGAATCCTATTTTTAAAACTAAATAATTCCGACAAAGTCAAAGTTTTCTTGAAATTTGTAATACTTGAATTTCTTGTTAGGAATTTCTAAGAATTCAATATTTGTAACTTTTTCAGTGAAATTAATATGGTTCATATTAATTTTGCTAACAGCTTCAATTAAAGAATCCATGTGGTCAATCAATCCATCTTTCATCTTATCTTTGAGTTCTTTGAATTCTTTGAATTCGGATCCCTTATAAATTTCCAGATTCAAATTAATGTTGTCATAGTTCTCTGAATTAATACTTATCCAATCAGCAATCAAAAGTTTTCCATCATTTTTAAAAACAAATGATCTTTGATTTAATTCGCTGTGATTTTCTAATTGATGCTTGATTCGAAAGAACGTATAAATTGTAGCTTGTATATTTTCAATTTCCATTATTATCATCTCCTTTCTAAGGAGAAGTATATCAAACAGGAGGTTATTCACATGAATAACTTAGTAATTATGAAAGACCAACAGGCAGTGACTAGTAGTTTGCAAGTTGCGGAAACATTTGATAAAAGCCACAAGCATGTATTAGAGGCGATCGACAACTTAAAAGAGGGGGTGGCCGAAAATTGGGCAGACCTATTTTACGAAGATACATACATTCATCCTCAAAACAGACAACCATACCGCGTAATTTACATGAACCGAGATGGGTTCACATTACTAGCAATGGGATTCACAGGCAAGAAAGCTCTTAAATTCAAAATGCAATATATTGAAGCTTTTAACAAGATGGAAGACCAAATCAAAACAGGTGGTTTCAAAATTCCGTCGACAATGGCCGAGGCTTTACGTTTAGCAGCAGACCAACAAGAACAACTTGAGTTAATGAAACCGAAAGCAGTATTTGCGGATTCGGTAGCCACATCACATACCACTATCTTAGTTGGTGATCTTGCCAAAATCATCAAAGGAAATGGCGTTGATACAGGTGCAAGACGTTTATTCCAATGGATGAGAGACAACGGTTATCTGATTAAGCGTAAAGGTACTGACTATAATTCTCCAACTCAAAAATCAATGGAAATGGGATTGTTCAAGATCAAGGAATCGAGCCACGTTAACGGTGATGGGGTAACTGTCGTTACTAAAACACCTAAGGTTACCGGTAAAGGACAACAATACTTCGTAAATAAATTTCTTGCAGATCAGCAGTTAAAAATCTTATAGACGTTTGATGAACAAATTAATGGATGGAGCAGGTGACCTATCAGTGAAAAGATACGATTTCATTTACTTTTATAAAAATTTTTTCAACCAATGGATACCGCTGAGCGTCGGTCATACTAACGACTTGTCTTTGGTTTTATGGAAGAAGAACAACGTAAAAGAAGACCTACAACGAGCGGGATATAAGCCTTCAAAAAAAGTATTCATATATATAGACGGTCGGGTGTTTCTAGTTAAGGATTACCCATTTGATTCAAAATCATCTCGGCAATAACTTTTGATCCTATGTTTTCAATCAAAGAAATAGAAACAGACGCGAAATCTTTGGTGATGGATTTAGTTTTACTCCATACCTTATTATCACGAATTGTGTCTAAAAATTTATGACCATTCCAAGTAATCATGCCAGTACTAAATGAATAAATGTCACCGTTCACCCATTGAATAGATGACTTTAAGTAATTGGTTTCGTCTAACTTAGCAAGAACATATTTAATTGTATCCTTCTCGTAGTTGGATAATTCACTTGCTTCTAGAAATTCGTCTAGGAACAAGAATTTTCCAAAAACAGCTTTATCTTCAATATAAAGCATAACGTCACGAACACAATCCTGGTTTAAACGCATTATAATTTAACCTCTAATATTTTCGCATAACCAAAGTATAACAATAGAAAGGAGTTGATCGTATGCCAGAAGAAAAAATTGCAGAAGTTGCGTATGAATTAGAAAGTTCAATCAAGATTGCACTTATTAAAAATCATATTACACAACGAGAACTTGCAGAACAAATTAATGCAAATCCTCAACAACTCAATAGAGCAATCAAAGGTGACATGACACCTAAATCTAGAGAATTACGAAAGCAAATTGAAAAAATTCTTGGAATGTAGGAGTTATGAACATGCAAAAAATAACGGCAACCGTAGTAATGGAAGTTCCAAAAGACAAAGTTGTTATTACAAAAGCAGAATACGAACAGCTTAAACATGATGCGGATGCAGGAACTTGGTGGACAACGCAAGATATCACTGATCGCTACCATCACAAAATGGACTGGTTTAAGGAGAAGATATTTTACCAGCCTAAATATAAGAAGCTGCTAAGTGATGAATACGGTGGACCAGTTCATTACTCGAGCAATGACAACGGAAGACATTGGAGCTTTGAACCAAATGGCTTCAAAATTTTTATGGAGAAATATTTCTCGGAAATAAACGGAGGTAAATCAAGATGATTAAAGTATCACTAGATTTTTTGTTCGTAGCATTCATGACCACTATGCTATCAAGTGTTTTGATTACTAGGTATGTAATGATTCACGCACGCAGCAAAGCTAAAAAATTCATGAACGGGTGGTTCGAGTAATGGATGAGATCAAAGATCTTAAGAAAAAGATTAGACACTTAGAAATGATGTTGGCATTAAGTCCAGAGATTCTTGAATGTGGAGAATATCGGGATTGGGAATTAGTCAAGAAACACGGTGAACCAGTTAGCATGCCAGAACACTACGAAGTTATCGTATTAAAAAAATAAACACCCGGAGGTGTTAGGAAGTGCTAAATAGAAATTGTAAAAACTGTGGGAAGAGGATTTACCCAGAAGATAACTATTGTTCCCGGTGCGGGGTTAAGAACCCGTTAAAATTTTCTTGGCTGTTTCGGAAGCAAAATCAACTAAGAAGTTGTAAAGCAAAGGTTCAACTACTGTATCTGCTTTTGAAAGATAAACCTTAATTATTGTATTTGCTACTTCTGAATTAATTGTTGGAATCATTTAAGGAAAAGGAGTGACAGCAATGGACGGTTTTGACGAATGGCTACAAGATGAAACACGATACGGATCACTAACTCAAACAGAGGAAGAAAGCGAACCATATTACCCCGGTGCAGAACCTTGCGACGAAGAGAACGGGTGGTAGATATGGAGCAATGGAAAAAAGTGCCTAATTTTGAACGATATGAGGTTTCAAACCTTGGAAGAGTCAAAAGTACAGTAACCGGACAAATTCAGAAGTTGTCAAAACCCGGACGACGGACTGCTTACTTGAAAACGTCCTTTCAAGATGACAACGGAAAAATCAGAACCTTTGACGTTCACAGGTTAGTTGCCGAGTTGTTTTGCACCAAGCCGGAAATAGACAAAGTGCTTGTTGTGGATCACTTAAACGGAAACACCAAAGACAACAGAGCAGACAATTTGGAATGGATCACGATAAGTGAAAATCAACGCAGACGAAAAGCATACGAGTTTGGTTACTCGGTAAAAGATACCTCAATAGTTTGGTTCGACGAGAACGGAATTATACAAGGAATTTTCGAAAGTTGCCGACAAGCCTCAATCAAAACGGGCTTGGCATACACAGCAATTACAAAGTGTTGTTCAACAAGATACCCGAGAGTTGTAAACGTCGGTCGTTGGGGCTTTGAGAGAGTACCAACAAAAGATATTTACAACTTGTATTGGGAACAAAAAAAGTCCCGTACCACGGCAATGGCACAGGACGAGTAAATATAAAAAATAACTTATCAGTATTTTATCACAAATCAACGAAAAGAGGATCACAAAATGGCAAACGCATTGTCAAGACTACCAATTCAAACACTGGTAAAAGAACCAAAGATTTCAGAAAAATTCGAGGAAGTATTAGGTAATAAATCAGCTCAATTTGTCACGTCACTAATTAACGTTGTTAACAGTAACCAATCACTTAAAAACGTGGATCAAATGAGTGTCGTTGCCTCTGCAATGGTCGCTGCTAGTTTAGATTTACCAATTAATCAAAACCTCGGTTACATGTGGTTAGTTCCATACGGTGGCAAAGCACAACCACAAATGGGCTACAAAGGATATATCCAATTAGCACAAAGAACAGGACAATACGAAAAATTAACGGCAGTTCCCGTATATGAGGACGAGTTCAAAAGTTATGATCCATTGACCGAGGAATTAGTTTACAAATCTAATTTCAAGGACAGAGGGGACGAAAAGCCGGTTGGATATGCAGGTCGCTTTTTATTAAAGAGTGGTTTTGAAAAGACAGTCTATTGGACTAGAAAAATGATTGACGATCACAGACAGCAATTTTCAAAGACAAGTGGAAAAGCAAAACCAACAGGAGTTTGGGCTTCAAATTACGACGCAATGGCATTAAAAACCGTTATAAGAAACCTTATCAGTAAATGGGGACCAATGAGTGTTGAAATGCAAACAGCTTATGAGAACGACGAACAAAACGTTCAAATGGAAACCAATGGAATTAAAGAAGTACAAGCCGAAGAAACGGATCAACCTGCAACCAACTTGGATCAATTAATCAACGGATCAGAAGAGGAGGGTTCAAGCAATGGATCAATTAGCAATTCACAGAGTGTTGAATAAGAAAACATATTACACGATTGAGTCGGATAGATATTATCAATCAGCAACATTCTTCAAAAAGTTCATGAATTGCGAAGCAGCAACAATGGCGGAACTAAAGGGCATTTATCAACCCGATAAAAACGCAAAGGCTTTGTTAGTCGGAAACTACTTACATTCGTACTTTGAAAGCAAGACAGCACACGACAAGTTCATTAAGGATCACGAGAGCGAAATGCTTACTCAAAAAGGAACGTTGTTGAAAGATTACAAGGTCGCAGACTCAATGATTGCAACTCTTGCGGACGATCCTATGTTTAACAACCTCTATGTGGGAGATAAAGAAACTATCGTCAAAGGAAAAATTGGCGGCGTGAAGTGGAAAGGCAAAATTGATTGTCTAAATCTTGAACGCAAGATTTTTCTCGACCTCAAAACAACCCGAGAGATTGATCGCAAGTATTGGAATGAGGACACAAGAATGTGGCAATCATTCATGGACGAATACAACTATCCGTTGCAAATGTATGTGTACCAACAACTCATTTACCAAAAGTTCGGAGTCATGTGTACGCCTTATATTATCGCAGTCAGTAAACAAGACATTCCTGCAAAAGCAGTGATTTCGATACCACCAAAAAGAATGGATCAAGCACGGGATCAAATCGAAGAAATGCAGCAAAGAGTCGAAGAGGTAAAAAACGGCTTAAAAGAACCAATGCGTTGCGGTAAATGTGCTTATTGCAGACAAACAGCAGTGTTGAGGGACATTACAAGCATGGACGATTTAATCAGTTAGGAGGGCAACATGGCAAGACCGATCAAGAACGGCATGGACTACTTTCCAATGGACGTTGATTTTCCTACGAACGAGAAAGTCGAGGCAATCATGGGAGAGTTCGGCAGTGAGGGCGTTGTTGCTCTGTTGTACCTATTAACAGCAATTTACCGAAATGGCTATTTCTTGAAGTGGGATAAGTTGAGTCAAATGCAATTAGTCAACCGAATTGACGGAATGACAATCGAAAAAATGGATCAGTTAATCGAGAGATTGATTTCATATGACACATTCAGCAAAGAAGTATTCGACGATCACAACGTCCTCACAAGTAGCCGAGTTCAACAAACATTTTTGGAGGCAACAAAACGTCGAAAAGAACAGCAAAAATTGCGGTTTTTAGTTAATGCAGACAATAACCTCGTTTCAAGTGTAGTTAATGTTGACAATAACCCCCGTTCAAGTGGGGTAAATGATGACATTAGTACACAAAGTAAAGTAAAGGAAACTAAAGAAAAGAAAAGCAAAGAAAAGAAAACAAAAGAAAACAAAAGCAAAGGAAAGAAAGAGGAAATTTCTGCTGTTGTTTCCCTCCGAGATACTTTCAATTCTTATCAAGAAACCATTGGAGTGTTGAACCCTTATGTTCAACAAAATATCGAGTATCGGATCAATGACTTTGTAAACCAAGGAACAAGCGAGAGCGAAGCAAACGAAATAGTTCAACTTGCAATTGAAAAGGCAGCACTAAGCAACAAGCTCTCTTGGAACTACGCAGACGGCATATTGAAAAATTGGCTCGATCACAGCTTGTTCACATTAAGCGACGTAAAAGCAGAACAAAAACCGAGGGGCAAAGGACAACCATATGAGGTTGACGACTCCGACAAATTACCTTATTAGGAGGTCAACATGGAGAACTTAGGCACGATCATGAGTGACATTCTCAAAAGAGTTGAAAAAGAACGAGGGATCACAGTTGACTTGGAAAATATCGACATGGAGGAACGTCGAAAGCAGGACGAAATACGGATCACGAAAAAATACAAAGCACAAGAAAAGTATCGAATGTTTAACAGCTCTCTTGTGAGTGATCCAGACGACCTCAAAAGCACGTTTGATGATTTCCTAACAGATACACCAGAGCAAGAGGAAGAACTCTCACAAGCTCAAAATATCGCAAATAAGATATACAAAGGGGACACGTCGAACTATTTATTTACCGGTAAAGCAGGAAGAGGAAAAACAATGTTGGCTGTCAGCATTCTAAACGGCTTGAAATCACTTGATACCGACATAACTTGTTTGTTTGTGAGTGTGGAAATGCTCGTGAACCTCGAACGACAAGCGGTTGTTGATAAATTCAACATTGAAAAGAACGACGTTTACCGACTAGAGAAATGTATCGAGAAATGCGACGTTCTCGTCCTTGATGACTTGGGAAGTGAAACCAGTTTTGTAACTGGATCAGACATTCAACCTGCTACACGGTTCACACAAGAGGTGTTGTTCCGTATAGCCGATTATCGAAAGAACAAAGCAAATATCATTACAACAAACAATGCAGGCGGAGAACTACAACGAATGTATCACGGAAAAATAGTAAGTCGCTTGCTCACTAGAAAACCAGAAAACGTGATCGTGTTTGGCGGTCAAGACATGAGAGAGGTGTAGGAATGGAAGATCAAAAGTTCATTAATGATTTAAAGATAATTCACAACGTGGACACAGACAGCAAAGCACACGCAATGAATGAGTTGTTGATTGCTCACGACGTAATGACAAGCACGATCAAAGTTCAAAAAATTCAGTTCGACAAAATAAAACGGTTATCGGTTGAAGTCCCAGAATATACTGCGGACAAAAATCTTGAAGAAAATTTCATACTCGGCATTTCACAGCTTGAAGAAGTTAAAAAAAGCATTGATAAACAACTCGTTGAGGGTAATTGGTTACTGAAAGCGTTGAAAGAACATGTTAATGAAAATCACGATTAAGGGAGAACCTGTTGCAGCACCACGTCCAAGGTTTTCAAGGTGGGGAACGTACAATACCCCGAAATATACGAAGTACAAGACGAGTATCGAAGAACAATATCGTGCAGAGTTCAACGACGAACAACTTTTTGATCGTGGAGAACCATTACGAGTTGAATTGCATTTTTACAGAGGAATACAGAAGTCAGTTTCAAAAAAAGAACACGAACGACGAGCAAATCACGAAGTTAGACCTGCGGTCAAGTCTGATATTGACAACTACACAAAATCAATACTCGACGGACTCAAAAAAGCATGGTTTGACGACGGGCAAATTGTCGAACTAGTAGCGATCAAAGATTATGACGAAAACCCGAGGGTTGAGGTCAAGGTATCAACAATAAATGAAAACGAGGAGGACGAATAAACGTGATAAACAGAACAGTATTAGTTGGCAGATTAACAAGGGACGTTGAATTGCGTTATACGGCAAACGGTAACGCCGTAGCGAGTTTTACAGTCGCAGTCAACAGAACATTCACGAACTCACAAGGAGAGCGTGAGGCGGACTTTATCAACGTTGTTATGTGGAGGAAAGCTGCGGAGAACTTTGCAAACTTTACTCACAAGGGATCACTTGTTGGAATTGACGGACGTATTCAAACAAGAACTTATGAAAACGACCAAGGAAACCGTGTTTTTGTAACCGAAGTAGTTGCAGAGAACTTTTCATTGCTTGAACCAAAATCACACGATCAAGAACAAGGATCAAGACCAACTCAACAACAACCCACAAAACAAGAACCAACTCAATCACAACCGCCTTTGAAATCAGAACCAACAAAGACGGATATTCCACCACGTCAAAAGTCGTATGAGGAAACAAACGGAATGAATGCAAACGGAACATACGGAAAACAACTGTCAAGTCAGAACAACGATCCATTTGCAAACAATGGAAACACCATTGATATTACCGACGACGATTTACCATTTTAGGAGGTTAAACAATGACGGATCAAAATTTAGCAGTATTTCAAATGAGAGCAAACGGATATTCATTTATCGACATTGCGGACGCCTTGAAGATTTCCGACGAAACAGTGCAAGAGCTAGACAACTACAACCGAGTTCATGAAAGGGAGTTGCAGTACCAAAGCGACTTTTACGCATAATCATGGATAAAAAACAGGCATTAGAAATCATTTACGACTTGGAACGGAAATATAAAGGTGGGATCATGGGCATTCCAAACGACCACCCTTTGTTGAAGAAAACACAAGCGTGGTATCAAGATAAACAACAAAATTATGTGGCAAAAAATAGATATGACTGGAAGTCTATTCAAGCGGACTTTGACAAGGGTCTAAGGAAATCAGATATTGCCGATAACAACGGGTTATCGCTTAGCAGTTTGAGAAATGGAATAAATCAAGGTCTAGTTGATGATACGAAGTGGAAAAGAATTACAAATGCACGGCTTGCAAGGCTTGAAACAATGCACAAGCAAGAACGGAAGCGAGTCAAAGCACGAGAACAATTCTACAAATACAACTGGAGCGAAGTACAAAAACAGCTCGACAAGGGTACTCCAAAGACTGAAATTTGCAGGATATTCAGCATACAAACAGGCGTACTAAAAACAGCAGTTGAGGACGGCTTAATAAGCGATTTACGTTGGAAAAAAGTTAGTAAAAGAGTCAACGCTCGAAAGAGCTATCACAAATTACGAAGAAAAGGCGAGGCATAAAATGGTGTATGCACTTTATCATGGTGAGGAGTTCTTGAACGTCGGGTGGAATAAATATTGCACAAGATATTGTAGTTGGGAACTTGCACGAGAACCAAAAACTATTGGAGGCAGACAATGAATAAAACAATGAAATATAAATTAAAGCTAGATTACACGGCAGATGAACTAAAGGAATTAAAAGAACTCAGTAAAGCTTACGATAGCCCTATGTACGCAATAAGTAAGCTACTCATAGCAAGAACCCACAGTGTCGAAAACTTGCAGGCAAAATATTTCGCAATTGGACATGAAGACGAGTTTGATCTTATGGCAGACATTAACAACGTGGTAATGGGAACTGCTGTTTTTCCTAATAAACTGTATATTGTTCATGATAAAGCCACAGATCACTATATTTATTACAATGAATTATTGGACAATTTACGTTGGAGTCAACTACGGATACCAGATAAAAAGACCAAAAAGGAATGGTTAGAAATTAACCCAGCATACGAACCAATGCTAGAAGAGGTAGAAGACTAATGAAAAACATTGATGGGCGATTGATCCAGTTCACTGTGGAGGTAGATGATGAACAATAAATCAGTTCTAAAAGACTTGCTCAAGATAAAACAATTAGTCAGTGACCAAAATTTAATGACTGGCCTATATGATCAACAGTTGAAATCTCTTGATACAGCTATTGATAAAGTAACACCAGTTAAAATGCCAAGGTTGTTCGATGATTGGGTAAAAATAACGAATGATGCACAAAACAAAGAATATTTAATTCAAGCGCTAATTGGAGAAGTTCATGATTTTTATGTAGACGATGACAAAGAAGTTCTATGCCTAACACGTTGGATTGGTGAGGATCGCGATAATCGTGTAATTCAATGCGTCCGAGCAATTCTGGACGGGTACGAGGTTGAAGAATGAAAGTAAAAAGCTTAATAAACGAATTGAAAAAATATGATCCTAATGCAGAAGTTGATCCCTATCCAAACTCAAGTCAAACACCATTATGGATTCCTGACTATGATCTTGATAATCAAGTATTTCAAAGTCATAGTATTGCTGAAGAAATTCCAATAAAATATTGTCCTATGTGTGGACGTGATTTAAGGAGTGAGCGAAATGTTAGATAACCTATTTGATGATGAATGTGAAAGAAAGACATACACAACAACTTTGATTTATAAAGATCATAGAAAGTTTGCCAGAGAAGTCATAGAAAAAGCAGTGAGTACGAAAATACTCTCAAATAATTGGCTATGTGTGGAACTTTTAAATGGAACAAAAGGTTATTACAACTTAAAAAATGTTGATAGTTTCTATGTCAGGGAGAATAACAGTGATGATATTTAATCCCGTGGATAGGGGGTAAGTGATTTGATTACGGAAATGATCATGAAACTCTATTCAATAATTATTCGGATATACGATTTTCTATTCAAACCAAGGGGGTGACTAATTATTGAACTATCGAAACGTAAACTAGCATATTTGGAAGAATTGTATTCAGATTACACGAACATCAACAATTTAATTGCCACTCGTGTCCTAGAACTCGATCACCCGTGGAAACAGACTGATGAAAATATTGGTGGTGGGCGTTCTAGTCACATATCCAGACCACAAGAAGAAATTGTTATCAAGCGTGAGAATGATATTCGGCTCCAGTGGCTATTAAAATTGCAGGTAGCTGGTGATAAGGCAGTTGAACAATTTACTGATGAGCAACAGCGCATGTACGAATTGAAATACCTATCGAATGATTATTATGACTGGGAAATAGTTGGGGATATCATGGGATGTTCACATACCTCAATCTACCGCAAACGGTATAAATTTCTTGAGTTATTGGGTAAACAAATTGGATATTGCTAAAGTGGTACTAGAATCGCTATTAATACCACCCCAAAAATTTTATTATAGTATTATAGCCTACGGCTATAAAATCTGGAGGTAACAGAATGAAAAAGTGTTGGAATTGCCATCAAGAAATTCCAGATGATGATTTAGTTACTTATGATGGATTATCATTTCATGATCTTTGCAGAGATCAATACATAAGCAAACATGATGATATTACACAAGAATATCTAAAACTTAAAACTGTATTGATGTTTGATAGGGCTGTACATCAGATTGGACAATCATCAAACAACGATGATTATTATGAAGAAGCACAGATTGTTAAGCAATTTGCTTTAAAGGATTTAAATAAATTTCAATCATCTGATGAAATGATGACAGCTATGGAGTTATTGAAGAATAGAATTCAGATGAAAGCACAGTACAAAGTGTTTAATTACCGAGTAGACTTTTTACTTCCAGATTTAAAGGTGTGCTTAGAAATTGATGGCATGCTTAATAACTACAAGCAAATAAAAGATTCAAAAAGAGATGTAAAAATTCTAAACGCCTTAAATGAAGAAAGTCCAGGATGGGAGTTTGTAAGAATACCAACCGACTTGCTTGAACGAAATATCCAAAGACTAGTTCCTGCAATCAAGGCGGTTTATAAAGCTAAGCAAGAAGAACGAAGGAAACATAACGGTTTTCTTCCAACTAATTGGTCAGCAACAAACCGAGCTGCACAAATAAGTGTGGTAAGTCCAGAAGACGACGATTCAACAAAGGCATACAGAATTTTAATCAGTAGAGAGTTAAAGAAACAGATCTAGACAAGGATAGTCTATAAAACCAAAATAAAAATAAAATATTTATAACACAAAGACAGCTTGTCTCTAACTGCAGAAACCGTTCTTTAAAAACAACCGTGAGATAACACGTAAAAATCTAGCTCTTTGCTATTTTTTGACAGCTTATGATAACGGCTGTCAAAGTGGATAGTGGCGTAAAGGGTAAACGCTATGAATAGTAGACGATTCGGTGACGACTATTTAGTAAGTCGAGAGTGCACGTCTTGTATGGTTCGATTCCATACCTATCCATTGATACTTTTTAGTATCATCCCTAATTAATTTTATTCTCCTCAACAGGAAAGCCATTGGTTAAGTCCACACGAAAACGTGATGATCGTTCGTTCGACATATGGCTATTGATGCCAAAGGGCATCAACATATTTATACTCTTTTCTTGGAAGTCATTAGATTAAGTTCCACATTGGCAGGTGGCACCATTCGTTTGGTGCATGACTATTGTGTGTTGTGCCGACGTGGCCAAGCTAGCTCGACTGGTAACACTCTCGATACAGGTGGTTGTATTTAAATTAGATCTAGGCCTTGTCCATGATTATTTGGTCTCAAACCACAAAGCGGTAATCAGTCATGAATGGATATCGTTAGGAACGTAGCTCAGTTGGTAGAGCATTGAAACGGCACAGGTTCGAGTCCTGTCGTTCCTATTGCAACAAAAAAAGACATCCTTTATTTAGGGGTGTCCTTTGTTTTATCTTAATAATTCCAATCGACATCATCTTATTAAAATGGGATTGCAATAGTTATTTTTAGCACGTTACACATTATCAAGGTATGCCTTGATAATCTTTTTTTATTAGGAGGAAAACAAATGAATAATAATAATACATCGCACATAGGCTTTCTAGAACTACTCACTCTCATCTTTGTGGTTGCTAAGCTGCTATCATTCATCACGTGGTCATGGTGGTTAGCGTTCTTACCAATCATACTTAAAGTAGTGTTAAGTCTTATTGTTGGTTTCATCGATGGTATTGCCAATGTTGATGAGTAGATGTAAACATCTTGGTTGCCATACATTAGTACCACGTGAACAAGTATTCTGTGATGCCCATAAGAGCGATATACAACTCTATGAGCAACGTAAGGAAGAACAACGTAAACATATCAAGAGACATACCAAGTCTTATAACAAGCAAGTACGTAGTCAATCAGAAGAACGAAGACAACGTGAGTCGTTCTATCATTCAAAGCAATGGAAGAAGATACGTGAGTATGTATTAACGAGAGACAATTACTTATGCCAGTATTGCCTAAGGTTCGGCATTATTAGACCCAGCAAGACGGTAGATCACATTGTGCCAGGTCAAGTTGCTCCAGATTTGATAACGGATGTGGATAATCTGTCAACGATTTGTTATTCATGCCATAGACGAAAGACGGAATGGGAACAAGGATTTTATAAGACTGGTTATAGAAATGATAAGCAAAAAGTTAAAAAAGATATTTTATTGAAAAATATTTCTGACTTACCCAATTTTTCAAAATAGCCCCCGGCCTACTGTCGCAAGGGAGACAGCTCGCACAGTGGGCATGAGCTAAAAAAATAACCCCAAAATCAAAAGTTTTTACCTAGGAGGTGATGATATGAAGCAACCAAATGCAGGGCGGAAGCGCAATTTAGCAGTAGTAGATCCAAAGCATCCAGAGCAGAACAAGAATAAAGAGGCCCTAATAGAGGCAAATAAGAAATTAAATGAGCTTAATGAAAAACCACCTGCACACTTGCCGAAATATGCAAAACAATTATGGAAAGAGTTGGCTCCTGAATTAAATAAGGTAGGTATGGTTACATCCTTAGACAGTACTAACTTTGAATTGTTTTGTATGCAATATCAAGAACATCGTGATGCAGTTAATACTATAAAGAAATATGGAAGTGTATATGAGGATTCAAATGGGAATTTGAAAAAGAATCCAGCCGTTAACGTTGCTGATACAGCTACAAAAAATTTAAGATCACTAGGCATGATTTTAGGTATCGATTATAATTCACGTTCACAGAATGCTAATACGGAATCGGATAACAATATAGATATTAATGAAGCGATGAAGGCGTTTGGTGGTTAATGTTATGGACTTAACAAAATTAAGACAGAGTGACAAAGAAAAACAATTATTGAAGCAGTACTCCAATGAGGACTTCACAGATATACAGAAGAAATATCAAGATGAAGGAACAAAATACTGCTTTGAAGTTTTAAACGGTAAGAGGACTACTGGTTATAATATTAAATTAGCTTGTTACAGACATTTAAGGGATCTCAAACGTGTTGAAAATAATGCGAATAATTTCCCTTTTTATTATGATTTAACAAAGTGTAAGCAGGTAATGAACTTTGCAAAAATTTGTCCCAATGTCGATACAGGTAAGCCTGTCGCATTAATGGCTTGGCAGAATTTTATCTTATGTCAAATATTTGGTTGGAGAGATAGTAATAAGAACAAGCGATACAGTTCAGTCATAGTGTCTGTTGCTAGAGCACAAGGAAAAACCTATCTTTGTGCGATAATTGCTTGTTATGCATATTTAATCGAGGCCAGCGGAAAGAATAACCAAGACCTAATGGTTACAAGTAACATTACCGAGCAAGCCAAAAAAATCTACGGTTATATTTCAACCATGATGAATCAATTGACCACTACTAATCCAGTATTTAAAGAATATAAGAAGAAAACTGACATGGACGTACAGTTTAATCGGGTTATTCAAAGAAATACGAATAATCGATTATTACAATTGTCTGCTGAGTCAGGCAAGTTTGATAGTTATCACTTCTTATCAGCTATATTCGATGAGGCTGGCGAAACTAATCATAGCGTGGTAACCGACAAAATTACTTCTGGTCAAATTAACACACCTAATTCTCAATTTATTCAAATTTCTACTGCTTACCCCGACTCGACTGTTCCCTTCAAGCAAGAAGAAGATGTTGTTATTCGTGCTATGGAACAGGATGATAAGCGAGAAGGCGACCATCAATTGGCCCTTATTTGGTCTCAGGATAGTGAAGATGAAATCAATAAACCTGAAACCTGGGTAAAGAGTAATCCATTGCTGGATTTACCAGATAAACATGATGGTCTTATTTCTGGTCTGCAGCGAGAATTAGACATTAAACGTATCAACTCGCAAGAATTTAGTTTTGCAAACAAAAATCTAAATATTTGGCTGGATCATAAGGTTAATTCATACATTGATAATGAAGATTGGGATTCAACTACTATTGATGATTTTGATGTTAAGGGTAGAGATGTATATATTGGATTTGATGCCAGTTTAACTTCAGATAACACAGCTCTTGCCTTTATATATCCATATCGGTCGAATGGACAAAACCTATTTCACATTGAACAACATTCCTTTGTTCCTTGGAAATTACTTGGTTCCATTGAGGCTAAAGAAAAATCTGATGGCATTGAATATCGAAAGTTTGCAGATTTAGGGTTCGCTACAATCACTAATAATGAGCGTGGACTAATTAATCTTGATCAAGTATACAATTGGTTACTTAATTACGTTCAAGAGAGGGATTTAAATGTTAAGTTCTTTGGTTATGATGCATTGAGAACTAATAATTTTATTCAAACACTAAACGATGAGACTGATTGGCCGATTGAACCTTTGAGACAAACTAGTTATAACCTTTCTGAATCTATCAAATATATTCAAGATAGTTTTTTCCACAGAAATGTGACACATTTAGATGATGAGATCATGAAAAAGGCCCTTCTGAATGCGGAAGTTGGTGAAAATAAGGCTGGTATGGAGATTGGTAAATCAAAACAATCAATGAAAATTGATGTGGTTGATGCTTTGATCGACGCAATGTATCAGGCAATGTATTACTTTAATGATATGCGTGACCGTGATGATCCACTTAGCAAATATAGTGACCAAGCAATCCAGGATTATTTGGAATCGGATGATTTTGGTTTTTAGGAGAACAACATGAAGAAAATATTAAATAATTTGAAGCATTGGTTTCTATCAAACATAGACACCGTGCTTTTTTTATTGGCTTTAGTGATTGTCGATGTAAATTCTTATCATTTTGGAAGTCTAATTGGTAATTATGTTGTGGCTGGTAGCTTGTTCGTAGTCACTTACATATTAAATAAACCCCAAAAATGATTTTAATAACGGTAGAAAGGAAGTGAGCACATGTTATTCAGATCATTAAGACCAACAAGTAAGCCTTACCAGATGTTGGGGAGTGGAGATTATGAATTAGGTTATTCATTGAGAAATGGCCAGCTAGTATTTAACTCTGGTTATGTGTCAGCTACTAAAGCATTGAAATACTCAGATGTATTTGCAGTTGTAAATAAGCTTTCTGAAGATATGGCCAGTGTACATTTTCAAACGGATAATAGCTTTACTAAAAAAGTATTAACTAATCCCAGTCATTTAACTAATAGCTTTGCTTTTTGGCGATCAATGTATGCACAAATGCTTCTAACAGGAAATTCTTATGCCTACATTTGGGGTGATAAATCTAACAGAAGTGACCATCTGGAGTATCTGAAACCATCTCAAGTTAATATTTACAAGTCGGGTGATGGTGAGAACTTAACTTATGATTTAACATTTCCTGATACTCAAGAACCAGATATGAATAATGTTCCCAGTTCACAGATAATTCATTTGAAGACCATGAGTATTGACGGGGGATTAGTTGGAATCTCCCCCTTGAGTGCTTTATCTAAGGAACTTCAATTACAAGATGCTAATAAGGGACTAGCTTTAGACGCGATGAAAAATGGTCTTAATATATCGGGTATTTTGAAACTAAACCGTGGAGATTTAAGCAACCCTAAAATTAGAAATAGCGTAAGGAATAAATTTGAAGAGACATCTAAAAACGGACATACAATCGTTTTAGATGCTTTGGAAGATTACCAATCTTTAGAAATTAATAAGGATATATCTAAGCTTCTTTCTTCTACAGATTGGACTGGTGATCAGATTGCCAAAGTATATGGAGTTCCCCAAGATTATTTAGGTACAGAAAGTGAACATTCAAATATTGAACAAGTTGCTATTCAGTACTCGCAAACTATCGGTAGATATATAAGGGGTGTTCAATCTGAGCTCAGTTTAAAACTTAACGGAAATATTGATTACGATATTAACCAAGTATCTGACATTGATGGCCAACAAGTGGAAAATAGAGTATCCAATCTTGTAAAGAACGGTGTTATAAGTTCGGAACTCGCTCAAAATATTTTACTTAAGAGCAATTCAGATTTATTGACGGTAGAGGCAATGAATGAAACTGATAATCCTTTACCACCCGTTGTGACAAAGACAACGGTAACGGAGAAGGGTGGTGATGATAGTGAACAAAATCAAGGAAATTAGAGTAGCTAATAATAGTGATTTTAAGCTTGAAAAGCGTGCCGAGAGTAATGGTAATAATTTATCAGGTTATGCAATTATATTTGACCAACCAAGTGAAGACTTAGGCGGATTTATTGAATATGTTGATAGGTCAGCATTAGATGGTGTTGATTTAAGTAAGGTTCAATTACTTTATAACCACAATTGGGACAACATTTTAGCAAGAACAGATAGCAGCACTTTATCACTTCAAGTAGATGATAGAGGGCTGTTTTTTAATGCCCAAATTCCTGATACGACGCTTGGTAGTGATGTTTCAGAAAATGTTAGAAACGGTAATTTAAAAGGTTGCTCATTTGGATTCACCATTAGAAATGACAGCTGGCAAAATACTGCTTCTGACACCGCTATTAGACATATTACTGAGATTGATGATCTATTTGAATTGTCTATTACACCAATGCCTGCCTATCAAGAAACTACTGTATCAAAACGTTCTTTAGATAAATTTAAGCAACAAGAAATTAAATCATTGGGTTCTGAATTAGAACTCATCAAATTAAGGAGTAAATTATATGGATATTAAAGAAATTCAAACAAAAATTGATGAAGCAGAAAAATTCATCAGAAGCGATGCACCACAAGAAGAAAAAGATAAAAAAATGGAAGAGATCAGAAGCCTTACTAAAGATTTTGAAAATTCCAAAGAAATCGAACGTGCTAAGAGCATGATTACTAAGAATAACGATGATGATAAGAAAGATTCAGAGGATGAAGATAAATCATCTGATGAAGGTGATAAAAAGAAAGAGGATAAAAGATCAATGCCAGAAAAGACATTTCAAAATAAAGAAGTAAGAAACAAGATCACTGTTAAGCCACAAGAAGAAGTACGTTCAGCACTAAACGCCTATGTTCATTCACGTGGTGAAAAACGTGATGGTGTCAAGGAAGTCGGTAATGAAGTTATTGTTCCAAAGGATATTGTTTATGATCCTAAACAACCAGTGCAAACTCAATATGATTTGAGACAATTTGTACAAAATACCTCAGTAACAACTGCTTCTGGAACATATCCAGTACAGGATAAAGTTGATGCCGTATTCCATACTGTTGAAGAATTGGAACAAAATCCAACACTAGCCAATCCAACTTTCAAGTCAATCGATTATAAGGTAGCTACATATCGTGGACAATTGCCAATCTCTCAAGAAATGATTGATGATACAGACTTTGATGTTGCTGGTCTTATTGGTCAATATATCCAAAAACAAATCTTGAATACTACTAATCAAGCAATTGCTGAAAAGATGAAGACAGCTACACCTGTTTCACTTTCATCAAAAGATGACATTACAGACTCAATTAAAGAAATTCTCAATGTAAAGCTCGACCCAGCTTATATGCCTAAGATTGTCGCTACTTCAAGCTTTATTCAAGCCGTTGATACATTAAAAGACAAGCAAGGTCATTACTTACTACAAGATAATATTGCTCAAGGAACAGGCAAAATGTTATTAGGATTAGACCTAGTTCGTATTCCTGATACATTGCTTGGAAAATCTGGTGATGCCATTGCTTGGATTGGTGACCCACGTGCTATTACATTCTTTGACAGAAATCAAAATACTATTCGTTGGCAAGATAATCCAACATACGGCCAAATTCTTGCCGGTAATATTCGTTTTGATACGGAAGTTACTGATTCAGAAGGTGCTTTCTTATTAACTTTGGCTGGAACAACAACTCCAACACCCAGTAAAGCCTAGTGAGATTTCTTTAACATCAAATGATAAAGAAACAACTATTAAGGCTGAATAGGAGGTCACTTCATGAATGACGATAAGTTATTGCAAGTGCTTAAGCTCAGTTTACGTGTTGATGGAGACGAAGATGACGAAATTTTAAAGAGAAATATTTCCGCTGCCAAATCTTATGTGATTGGTGCTATTGGTTATGATGATGGCATTATGACAGGATTTTATGAGCTTGCCGACATTAAGGATCAATTTGAAATGGTAGTTATTGCAATTGCAAGCTCTTATTATACTTATCGTTCGGCAATTGTAGGAAACGCAGTCAGTGAAGTCGACTTGGTCAGTTATTCGATCATTGGACAACTTAGAGGCAAGTATATTGATTTAGAGCAACGAGGTGGCGCAAATGGTTCAAAGAATTAATTTCAGCCGTCTTAATAAACGTCTTTCCTTATGTGGTGTAGGAAATAAAGAAACTGCACAGCATACAAACAAACCAGTATTAACCCCTATCAACACCATTTGGTGTGGTCTATATACACTTACTATGAATCAAAAAGTCACATTGCTTGGAACCCCTGATAGTTTCGATGTAATAGTAATCGTACGTCACCAAGCAAAGGGATTAAATGGTGCTAAGTACGCAGTATTAGACCATCAGAGTTATCAAATAACAGACTATAACCCAGATTCTGAAAATATTGCTGATGCGTATGACCTTATCAGTCTGAAAAGAGATGACAAAATTGGATTTAGTTGAAGGCTTAGAACAGTTAGACAACGAGCTAGGTAAATTAATTCCAACTGAAACTCAAAAGAAAGCAATGACAAAGGCGGGTGCAGAAGTTTATAAACAACTGCTTACAAAAAATATGAACAATTCTCTTCATAAGGGAAAACATTCAAGAGATACCAAGATAGATTTGTCTAAATCGATTTCAATGAGATATAAATCTGAAGATGGTGCCACTTTTGTTGGATTCAAGAATGATAAAGAAAATCCTGGCTATATAGCACGATTTTTAAATGATGGCTATATGGCTCATGGTGGGAAAGGTAAAAATTCTCATAGTACTAAGTACATTCCAGGACTTCATTTTCAAGAACGTTCAATTGAAGAGAGTAAGTATGATGTTTTAGAAGCTGAGGCGAAAGTCTATAGACAATTAAATGGAGATTAACATGGTCTCAAATGTGATTTTAGATATATTAAAAGAAAACTCGGATGAATTAAAAATTGATTCATCCAATTTTTTTGCTCAAAACATTCCGCAGCAATATGTGGATGTTGAAAAAACAGTCGTCCTAGTATCTGAAATACATAATATCTTTACAAATCGTGCAAGTGATATCAGTACAGCTAAGGATCAAATGATAGAAATACAAATTTTTTATCGTGGTGATACGGATGACGAAAATACACAAAACAAAATTAATCAAATATTGGAAAAACAATACTTCTACCAAATAGACTCTTATCCAGATATTGATCCGGTGACGGGAGCTTTTAGTAGAACTATGAAATACGAACATACGGAGGAAATTTAATATGGCATTATCAGGTTTTGAAAGAGTAAGAATTGGTATTTATAACGCGATTGATGATGAAACAATCAAACCAGAAAATATTTTTGATATCGGACCAGATAGCAAAACTTTTGGTTCAACGGTTAGTGCATCTATCACAAACATTGCACCTACTACAACTCCAATCAATGGATCGGACCAAGTTTGGAAGACTCCAGGAAAAGGTACAGGAAATATCTCAGTTGCCTTTGTAGCAAATACAATGGATAAAGCTGTTCGTGCAAAAATTCTTGGAATGGATACAAAAGATGGATATCAAACAATTTCATCAGATACAGAAGCACCTTATTGTGTATTTGAACTGATTTCACATGATGCACAAAATGAAAAAGCCAAGGCTAGAATCGCACTTCTCAAAGGAAGATTTAGTTTAGGTAACGTTGATCCAAAGACAAACACAAATACAACTGTTTATTCGCAAGACAATTTAACATTTACTGCAGTAGACAGAAATGATGGCAAAACATATGTTGAAGCTATTGAAGATGATGATTTTGATATTGATAAGTATGAGATGGACGTATTTGGACAAAAAATTACTAATGCTGGCGGCGTGGAAACTCCCAGCAAAACCAGTTCTTCAAAGGCTTAGTGATAAGTATGCAGAGCTGGGTACTAAGAAAGATAAATCATTTAGTGGCTTGTCTAGTGATTATTCATCAAGACGGGTTGACTTTTAGAAAGGGGTAAATATTTTTGCAACTAAATCTTTATAAAAATGGAACGTTGTATAAAAAGAACGTTACTAAAGAAGAAATCGTTAATGAACTTACACCGAATACTTCTTATGAATTTACGTTAACTCAAATTGTTAATGGGTCAGAGTCAGACCAGTCGGCACCATTATCTGTTAAGACTTTTACTAACCCAACAGCAAGGTCAATTATTGCCGTAACCGGTGGTAGTAGAACAACCAAACTATCATTAACGGCTGGTGATAAATCAGTAATTAATATTTTAGGTTTGGAAAATAATGTTGAGTTAGTTAATGCCGATTTGCAATTTGCAGTTGCATCATCTAATGAGAGTGCCTTTACAGTTACTCAAGACGCAGAAGATAAGACTAAAATTACTATCACTGCTCAATCAATGGCAAGCGGTGAATTAAAATTCACAGGTGTTTCTTCTAATGGATATGCTTTAGATGATTACTCATTGCCAGTTTCAGTTTCCGCATTGGATGTTCCTAAAGCTCCTGAAGTCGTTTGGATTTCAAATGACCACATGGTACTTAAGATATACGATGACGATGAAGCTAAACCAATGAATTTATTTGTCAACGGAGAAATGCAAGCAAAAAATTAAAAGCGGGGGAGTTTACACTTGATAAAATTTCCCCGAATACTGATTACAAGATAATGACTGCTTATGATAATTATCCCGCTAATCACCTTGCTCACTCGCCAGAGTTGGCGGTTAAGACACCATCTAGTGCTACAACGTATCGCTGGATCGCCCCCGCTGTGGAAGAAGGATTGATTTTCAAGACCAGAAAGGTTATTGATAAAGTCAACGCTACTACCAGTGGTGGACTTAGCAAAATTGTTTATCCTATGTATCAATATGAAAACGGAACTACAAACGTAGCTAGTGTGGACATCAGTAATGTACATTTGTACCTTAGTGACCCAACAGCAGGCAAACTATATGTTCAAAAAGTTTACGATGGATTGTTTAGTTCTCATATTGAGATTAAGGGTGAGTTTAGCAAGAAAGGTGTCTACGAGGCAACGGGTAGTTTTGTTATTAACGGTATTATGATACCTCTAAATAAGCTGACCATTACTGTATATTAAAACTATAAACAGAGACGAGAAACGTGAGACGATAAGGAGAGAATATGTCAAAGACACAAGCAACAATTACATTTTTAGGAAAGAAACGCATTATTAAAAAGTCAGTCAAGAATTTCAGACTAGCATTGGAATTTCAAAAGAAAGACGTGCTTACACAAAAACAGTCACATGTAAAAATGAATGAATACAAAGAATTAGCAGATTCAGATCTTGGCAATGAAGATAACTATTCAGCAATTGTTGATGCGACTGCAAGTCTAACAGATATTTCTATTGAACAAATAAATGCAAGTTTAGAGTTCATTCAAGAAACTTTGAATTTAAGTGATGCTGAATTCACAAAGTTAGAAGAATTATCAAATGAAGAAGTAGCTGCGACTACTGCTAAGATTTCAAATCTAATTACTAATGATGATACAGACCCAAAAAAGTAGAAGAGTCAGATTATGTGGCTCCTTCAGAGGTTTTAAATGAATTCTTAGATTTTGAACGAGGCTTAATGGAAAACATGGGCTGGGATATCGAAACCGTAGAATCTCAGCCTTATTTTTTGCTTGTAGAAGTTATGAGTGAAAAAAGAAAAAATGAAAATCCAAATAATGACGTTGGACAAATGAATTTAGGCGATTTCATTCGAACGGGTGGAATTGCATCAATTTTCCAGAAGGGAGGAAAATAAATGGCAAAAGATATGCAATTAAACACTGGTATTCATATTGATACCATTCAGTCGGAAGGCTCAATCAAGTCATTGAAAAACCAAGTACGTGCTCTCACTTCAGAGTGGAAAGCAAATGAAGCGGTCTTGAGAGCCAATGGCGACTACCAAAATGCATATAAGTCAAAGGTTGACGGTCTCAATCGCTCCATTGAAGGTCAGAAGAATTATATCAATAGACTTAAAGATGAAATGAAGCTTTTGGACACCTCCACATCTGAAGGGTCTAAAAAGTATTCCGATTTGGCCAGCAAAATTAATAATGCAACTCGACAAATGAGCAACATGTCTCAGCAACAAGAACGTGCTAAGAATGTTTTAGATTTATACAATCAAGGAATAATGAAACAAAAAGATGCTCTTGAACGTACTAAATCTGTCACTGATAGTCTAATCGAAAAGTACAAAGCTGAAGGCCAAAGTATCAAAGCCAATTCAACTGAAAGAGAAGCTCTCAAGAAACGAATTACTGATTTAAATTCATTATATGAAAAAGAATCCAAACAACTTCAAAATGTTAAGAAGTATAGTGGATCAACGTCAAAAGAATTTTCACAGCAACAGACTCGTGTCAATGAGCTTGGTGCTGAAATAGGCAGAAGTAATTCAAGATATCGTGAGTTAGGCACTCAATTGGGAATTGCTGGCACACACTTTGTTGGTTTCAGAGAGAACGTTGGTAAAAGTAAGCAAGTTCTATCAATGACTCGGGACTCCATTAAAAATACAGCTTCTCATTTGAAGAATCTTGCCTTAACTGCAACACTTGCAGGTACGGCTTTGGGTGCTGCATTAGCAAGCGGAGCACGAAACGCTACTGAACTACAAAATACTACTAAGGTTACTAGCAATTTACTTGTAACTGGTGGAGAAAAAGTTAGTGAAGTTACAAGAAACGTTGCTGAGATGCAAAAAGATGGTCAGCAATATGCACTGAAATATGGTAAATCTCAAAATGAAATTGCTTTAGGATATCAAGATCTTGTAAAACGTGGTTATAACTCAAAGCAAGCACTAGGAGCAATGCGCTCTGAACTACAAGCTTCTGTTGCATCCGGTGACGATTTTGCTGACGTTGTAAAAGTATCTTCGCAAACTTTAGAAGCATTTGGTATGAGAACTGATTCCACAAAAGGGATGATTAAGAATACCAAGACAGCGGTTAATGACCTTGCATATGCTGCCGATATGACAGCTACCAATTTCTCTGATTTAGGAATTGGAATGTCTTATGTAGGATCAACAGCTCATCAAGCTGGATTTAGTTTAAGTGAAACTTCTAGTGCGATGGGTATCTTAAGTAATAATGGGCTTGAAGCAGACAAGGCTAAACTTATAGTTATTATAAGTGATAACTATTCACTGGCCGCTTAAGTAGAAATACTTTTGAAAAAGAATTCCGTTAACTCGGGGAAGGCTACGTGATTTTAGAAAAGTAGTAAATGAATTCTTAGATAATCATATGTTGATCCCGAACCAAGCCGAATAGGAAACTTTCGGAAGGCGTAACGACTAGATAAAGTAACCTAAACAAAGAGCACTTAATTGGTGCTCTTTTTGTATGGAGAAATATCCACGAAGGCGGAAGATCTCAACAAGTAAAGTTGGAGACCGAGATATAGTCTGAACTTATGTGAAAGCATAAGAAGTAAAGGATAAAGAGCCTTTACGATAACACATTGGGTACAGGTCTGCGAAAAGCAATTAATAGTCTTATTTCTCCAACTAAGGGTGCTTCTGATGCTTTAGGTCAGATGGGATTGAGTACCAAGGATTTCGTTGGACAAGATGGAAAACTCAAGTCGATGACTGACATTTTCGGTCTGCTGAATGAACATACACAAGGAATGAGTAAACAAAGTAAGGTTGACTTATTCCACAGTATTTTTGGTACAACAGGACAACAAGCCGGATTGATTTTAGCTGATAATGCCAAGCAGCTAGGTGAGTTGAATAAAAAAGTCGAAGAGTCATCAAAAAATAACTATGTAGCTAAGTTGGCTGAAAAGAATAGTAAGACTGGTAAAGTTGCATTAGATAGATTAAAGCAAGCATTTGATTCTATTACTATGACAATCGCCTCTAACGCTCTTCCTGCGATCACTCAAATTGGCGATAAACTCGCTAAAGGTGCTGGTTCAAAAGAATTTGAAAAAGATATTCAAGGAATTGGAAAAACTGTCGGTCATTTGACTGATAATGTTGCGGCCTTTTTTGGTTATTTAGGTCAACATCATGAAGATGTTCAAGGAATCGTAACTAGTACAGGAAAAATCGTTGGATATTTGGCTAAAGGTGTTTGGAATACTTTTGCTGGAACATTAAAAGTAATTGGTGGTGCTTTTGGCCTTGTTTCTTCTAACGGGGAGAAAGCAAAAGATCCTTTACATGTTATGAATGAATTTGTTACCAATCTAGCAAAACATAAGACTGCTGTTGAGGTAATTGGCGGGTCGATTGCAGCTATATGGGCCGTAAATAAAATGTCCAACTTTGCATTAAAACTAAACGAAATAACTGGATTGTTCAGCAAACTGTCTGGATCTTTGAAGAAAAGTGACTTACCAATTGAAGCAAGCAATTTAGCTGATAATACCGCAACAAGTTTCAACAACAAACTTTCTACAAAACTTTCTTCAAGTCAAATGGGTTCTAATATCATGGCTATGGGCAAATCTACTATGGGTAAGTTTGCTTTAGGTATGAGCGCTGTGGAAGTAGGGTTTGATGTTGTCGGTGCTATTAATGCAAAGAATCCTCAGGAAAGAGTTACAAAGTCTGGAGAAGCAGTTGGTACTGCGCTTGGAACTGGTATAGGTGCAGTTCTGGGTGGTCCAGTTGGTGCAATGATTGGTTCACAATTGGGAGACCAAATTGGAAAATATGCGGCACCTAGCATTAGTAACTTGCTTAAAAATGGTACATTTTATGACAGTAAATCTTTAGAGTACATGAAACAGAAACGTGAGAACGCCAAAGAAAACATGGACAACACCAATAAAAAAGCGGACTTTGGTAATTTACTTGAAAATAACTTCGATCAAAAGAAGGCAGATGCAGACGCTGCCAAGAATTTTGAGAAGCAAAAAGCAATTTTTGATAAATGGGATAAGAAGATTAAGGATTATAAGCGTGAAAAATCTAAATCTTCCAAAACTTCTACCAAAGATGCAGTTGAGAGTGTCGCAACCACACATGTTTCAAAGAAAGATATTGAAAACGTTAAAGCAATGGTTAAGCCAATCAAGAATTATAAGGACGCCATTAAAGATCTTAAATCGTTCTTGAAGAAGAATGATCCTAGCAAGGATCTAGATTCTATTAATAAGCGATTATCGGGTTCCAGCAAAAATTGGGATAAGATGGCAAAACCAATTAAAAAAGTTGGTGATGCATTCAAAACATTAACTCAATTTTCTAAATCAATGGCGAAGACCGACGCCTTTGCAGCGCTGAATAAGGATTTACCAAAGCTTGAATCTACGGTTAAGAAAAGTAAATTAGATGATTACTTGAATAAAATGAGTAAGAATCTCAAGAAAAATAAATTAGCTGAGCAGATTAAGGATTTGGACAAGAGTATCAAGAAGAGTACTCCAAATTGGACTAAATTCGAAAAACCAATAATTAAAGTTGGACAAGCATTCGACACTCTCAATAAATTTCTTAAAAGCTATGGTAAATCAAATCCCTTTGGAAAATTAGAAAAGGATTTTACTTCATTAACAAAAACTCTTAATAAAACAAATATTGGTACTGTATTAAAGAAACAAATTGATACAGCAAACAAGGCCACCAAGGGTAATACATTCGCCTCTAGTTTCAATAATTCAATGAAGACTATTGAGAAAGGTCTTAAATCCTTCGATAGAACATTCCAGAAGAGTTGGAACAATGTTTGGAAGAGCGCAAATAGTAACTTGAAGAGCCGAATGAATACAATTGTAAGTACTTTTAATAGCGATACTAACAAGCTGAAGTCGAGAGAGAAGAACTTTACAAATTCGTTTATGAGCGAGTGGAAGAGTTGGTTGAATAAAGTCGTTAATTCATTTAAGGGTGGATTTAACCAACTTCCTGGTATTGCTTCAAAGTCCATGTCAAGTGTGATAAGCAAAATCAACAAAGGTATTGGCGGTGTAAATACTGTTATAAGTGCATTTGGTGGAAAGAAACTGGGGATGGCTAAATATGCAACTGGTACCTCAGGCGCTCCTGGTGGATTAGCAGTAGTTGGAGAAGAAGGTTATGAACTTGCTTATGATAAATCAAACGGAATATATCCTGTAGGAACAAAAGGCGAGGAGATCAGATATTTATCACCAGAAACATCGATATTACCGCATCATTTATCAGAGAATTTCATGAGTATGGTAAACTCGCTTCCACATCACGCCAATGGTAAAGGTGATGCTGAGAATGATATGATGAGTTACTTATTAGATCATTTGGATGATATAAAAAAGAATCCACTTAAATTGTTAAAGAAAGAATTCTTTAACAAAACTAAGTTTGATGGCAGTCAATTTGAAAGAAAATTTGGTACTGCACTGTCTAATGGATTTTTAAAGGCTATTTCAGCACCATTTAAGAAACAATTGGAAAGTATGGATTTCTCAATGGGTGGTAATTATGATCCTAAAATGATTATGGCGGCAGCAGCAATGATGAAAGTTAGCCCGAGTGCTTCGTTCATTAAGATGTTGCAAGCAGTTATCCAGTCAGAGTCTGGTGGTCGTAATATCGTTCAACAAATTCATGATGTTAACTCTGGAGGTAATGAAGCCCGCGGTATTTTGCAATATACGCCACCAACATTCAACTACTATGCTGTCAAAGGACACCATAATATTATGAATCCTTTTGATCAGTTACTTGCATTCTTCAATAACAGTGCATGGCAAAGTTCTATTGGTCCAACAAGTATTTGGGGTGTATCTAAAATTGATTGGTTGCATTCTGGACCTCAAGGTCACAGGCGTATGGCAAATGGTGGTTTCGTTTCCTCAGAAACCAAAGCAATCGTTGGCGAGGCTGGGCCTGAAGTAGTTATCCCACTGAATAGAAAGCAAAGAGCTTTAGATTTAATGGTTAAAGCAAATCAATATATGAATGGAGGTCAGTCAACACCCAACACTGAAAATCAAAATAATGAATTAAATGATACGATGCAGTCCCAATTAATGGCTACACAAGAGCAGAATTCATTATTGAAAAATATTCTTTCTGCAATCGTTTCTAGCAATGGTAACGGCGGTTCAGGAATGGACAGCTTTTTACAACAAATGGCAGGTTCAAAAAGAATGCATGACTTTCAGGCGGGCTATTAATTATGCAAGTATCTAATATGCAGACATTATACATAAAAAAACAAGGCGAACCGGAGATTGCAATTACTGCTAATCATCAGTTTGCCTTTTTAAATTTGGTTAATGGCACTCCTAAGCCCAAGATGAATACATATACTCCAACAGGTATTGATGGTCAGATACAACAAGGCGCCATTACTTACGATGCCACAACTGTTCAAGCTGATTTTTTAATAAATGCTCGAAATGCATATGAGCTCGATCTTTTAGAACATAAAATTTATGATCTATTTTCAAGTCGTGCGGTAATGAGATTACGGAGTTCGGTAAGCCCTGCTTTGGTGGTTTATTGCTATCCACAACCATTTACGATGACAAGAGTGGACTATGCAGAAAAGAGTTTTTCAGTCACATTTAATAATTTGTCAGGTTTTAGACAATCAATTGTTAATTCAGATGAGATATTTAAATTCAATGGAAATTACCAAATAGGGTTAAATCTTCCAAGAGACAAAGATTACTCATATCATTTTAAATCTAATGACTTTAATGTTTATAATCCAAGTGATGTTGATATCCAGCCTTTGGAGCAACGACATGATCTAGTGATTAAAATTACCGGTACAGGAAATAATGTGGTTTTAACTAATACTACTTCGAATGAAACTTTTACTTATAAGAAAGGATTAACGGATGGCCAAACGCTGACTATTAATGGTATCAATCCATTTTTAGATGATACTTCTTGTGGCATTGACACTGACCACGGAACAATCAGTCTGGTCAAGGGAAATAATCATTTCACTGTATCTGGGTTAGACAATCCAGATATAACATTTAGTTTTCCGTTTTTATATTTCTAATGACTGAAAAAATAATAGTTAAAGAACGTACCGGTAAGTATGAAGAATTACTGAATAATTGTATCGAACCTGAAACTTTTATCATTGATTGGGAAAAAAATAGCAACTATGAATTGTCATTTACAGCTTTTGATGATCATTCGTTAGCTTTTAGCCTACTTACTAACGAGAATCATATAATCGCAGATGGTCAAGAATTCGTGATTAAAACATCTGAACCAACACTATCAGGTTCAACACATACTATAGATGTTAAAGCCACACACATCGGTTATGAATGCACCTATGTTAGAACCAACGAAAGTATGGACGGTTCATTTGGATTTACACCTAAAGGATTATTTGATTATGTCACTAAGAATGGTCAAAAGACCGGTGGATTCACCTATGAAATTCATGGAGATTTTCAGCCAGTTCAATTTGACAATATGGGTAAATGTTCCTTAAAAGATGTGCTGAGTAAAATTACTGATTCATGGAAAGGGTCGGTTTATACATTTGATAATCGGCATATTGATATATGGTCTGAATCTGAATTTAAAAAGGATAACGGTAGAGTAATTCATTACTATCACGATACATCAGATGTTAAATTATCTGCGGATACCACGGAGTTACAAAACATTGCAATGGTATATCCAAGTCAAAAAGAAGCCACTAAAACTGACACTTCAGATAATAGTTCGGATGACTCAACAACTAAATCTGATGACACAAAGAAAAACGATTCTGATACTACAGAAAGTAAACCAGAGTATATTTTCCCACCATTTGAAGTGCGAGATGAGGATTCTATTGCACGTTTCGGTGAAAAAGCTGGAGAAGATATCAATGACGACAAATCACAGAACGCTGATGATGCTAAGAAATCAGCATTATCACAGATGAAATCTGAACCAGCGATCACATTAACTTCTACCTATTATGGAGACGATGATTTTTTTAAAGGTGAAAGTGTTCTGTTAAAAGTTCAACCGTTGAACTTAGATACTAATGTTACAGTTGTGGGAATAAAAAAGGCCTTACTCAACTTTGAGCAGGTCAAGCAAATTACTTTTAACAATACGGTTCAGACTTACTTTGATCTTGAAAATAGTACCAAAAACACAATTACTAATTTAATTGATTCTAAGGTTAGTAACATTACGAATAATTCAAATGGAAATAATCAAAGTAATAAGTTATGGGAAGTAGGTGAGGTTAAATGACAAAAATAATGCAGCTCTCTGATTTTGAAGGTAATCGGGCATATGCAAAAACTCATGCCGATGATGATTCTGTTGAAGGGCTGACTAAGTTCGTAAACAATCTAATTAAAGGCACTAGTACAAATATTGACCTCACTGATTATTTTACTAAGGAAGAAATTAAACAATTACTTTCTGATTCGTTCAAGAATTCCTTAAAAAATTATTATACGAAGGAGGAAGTTAAAGAGCTTATGGCAACAGGAACCGATTTAAGCGATTACTATACCAAAGAACAAATTGACAGTATCATCGATAAAATTCCAAAAGCAGATTTATCAAACTACTACACAAAAGCTGATGTGGATGAACTAATTAAACAAATTTCTTCTGTAGATTTTTCTAATTATTCGACTACTGAGGAAATGAAGAAAGCAATAACTGATGCAATCGCAGCGCATAAACCTGATATGAGTAATTATTATGACAAAGCTGATATTGATAACAAAATTTCCGAGGTAGACAATAAGATTTCTGGAATCAAAGTGCCAGATACAAGTCAATATTTATCGAAAGACGAGGCTTCCAGTATTGTCAACACAGCAGTACAGAAGGCGTTACAGAATTCTAATTTACCTGTCATTAGAACACAAACTTTCACTAAGTTGCTTAATGGGAACGAAGGATACTTACAATTCACGAAAATAGATAATCTCATCCAAGTTTTCGGCGTTATTGATCAGTTGCAGATAAACCAAGACATTCTTGATTTGCCAAATTGGGCTATTCCAAAGGATGGAGAATATGCTCAAATTCCTGGTTTCTCGTCAGATAGTGATATGGGTCATCATTATATAAGAAACGATATCATGACAATCGAAATAGAAAAGGAAAGGAAAGTACTAAGATATGCAGGAGGAGGCGATGACGGTTATGGTACTGTCTGGTATTTTAATGGAGGCTACGCATTATGAGGTTAACTTTACAAAGTATCAATAATCAGACTAAATATTTTGGTTTTTTGTCAATTACTGATGATAACTTTAACCAGATTTCCGATTACATTAGTAATGCATACAGGTTATTGCAGAGCTTATATATGACTGATAGAAGTTACACAAAAGGCTTTAAAAAGTTAGTTAATAGTTCTGATGATGTGGAATTATACAATAATTCATATGATAATTATCAATTATTAAATGAAGTATTAAAAAACACTGTAGATATGTTAAACGAAGCAGGAGTTATTAATTTAGTGACTCATGATGAGTTCAAACATATTTATCTAGAAATACCTAAGCAATTAGAATTAAACAAAACATATATAGAAATATTTAATAAGGACTGGCAAGCCGTTGATGATTTTATTAACGAACTTGATACCAGTCTTTTTATTTACAAGGAGGAAAAATAAATGGACGAAAATATTAAAGATATCTTGGATCAAGATACTTGGTTGCCAGTAACCCCTGATATCACTAAAGATGGATATATCAAAATTGATTTAAATAAAGTAGATCTAGTTACATATTCATTCAATAAGCGGTTTAGACAGGGTGAAAATGGTCCACAATTGAAATTATGGTTTTATGATGGTAACCAACCTCATCAGTTAGATAAGGATAACTCATCTGTAACATTATATGGCTTAGATGCTGGAGATAAGATCAAAGTAATTTCTGCAGACCAAAGCGATACGTGGCAAGCAGGAAGAGTTGTGATCGCATTATCTTCACAGGCGATGGCAACTGCTGGACAGTACAAACGCTGTGTAATCGAAGTTAAGAATAAGGATCAAGTTATTGCGACAATCAATTTTAATTTAGACGTTTTACCTAACGATTTTTATAATTTGAATATTGGCAGCGATACTTTTAGTTCTCAAGTCGATGAAAAAGTAAAAAATACAATCAATTACTTTAATGATATTTCAAAAGAAGCAACTGATAAATATGATGGATTGAAACAAGCCATCGATAATATTACAGATCAGATTGCTAAGAATAACATAGTAACTAAAGATCAATTATTAAATTATTATACTAGAGACGAAATCGATGCAATGCTAAAGAAGTTGAAGGGCGATGGAGAAGTTACTAATAAACGGTCATTACCATCAGGTTCTTTCGTTGGTACACCAAGTACAGTAACTGCATACCTTGGAAATGGGACCGTTTCACGTACTTTAGATAGTGGAGAAAATTTTGCAACCGATGCCTCAGCTATTTTAAACAATAAAACTGTCTATCATGTATCCACAGATGAATGGGTATATTCAAATGAGGTGACGTATGTAACACCAAAGATTATTACAGTTACACCTTCTTCGACATCACCACGTCTTTATAATAGCTGTGGCAAGGATGTATCTAGATCTCTAGCTGTGGTCCCATATCCTGCTGATATGGTTATGACTTATGGAGATATTACAGCATATAGAATTTCTACAAATGAATATATTGATAGTCGTGATACGACAACTGGAAATAGCGGAGGAAATACTGGTACAACTGGAAATAGCGGAGGAAATACTGGTACAACTGGAAATAGCGGAGGAAATACTGGTACAACTGGAAATAGCGGAGGAAATACTGGTACAACTGTTATTACTGGAATAAAAGCAACTAGTTCTAACCTGGAAAAAGTTGGTGTTATTAGAGATACAAAAGTTATTAGTAAATCAGGAGTGCCTGGAAGAACGATACCAGCAGGACAAGATTTCCAGGTGTCACACTATGGAACTTATAACGGAGAAGACTATTATCAAATTTCAACTGATGAATGGATCAAAGGTTATGATGTGACTAAAGTTATAAAGGGTAATCATAATGATGTAACGATTACAGCCTCAAATCCAAGATTATATAATGATTGTCTACAAAATGTTTCTAGATCAATTAGCGGCACTTTCTATGTAGACGCTACTATTAATGGTATTGATAATAATGGTAATACCATTAATGGCTTCAGGATTTCTACAAATGAATATGTAGATCAAAGAGATGCGGGATAGCGGTGGACATATATGAAAGAAAAAATTGATCATTTTAGAAGACATTACCGTAGAAATTACGTTTGGATATGGATATCTATGGCAACGTATGGGATCTGCGAATTACGCTGTATTGCCACTCATTGATTCTGTAGAATTCTACTAAAGAAGGTGACGACATGAAATATGTTCGAGAGAACAGGTTCTGGACTATCACGGGGCTAGAGACTTTTATCCTAGGAATGTCGCTCGGGTTCAAAGATAATTTTATTGTTCAACCTCTGCACATGCCCGCATTCGTCAAAGTCGTGGATGACCCACCGTTTGCTATCGTATTAATGATTGTGGGATTTTACGTTACACTCATATCATTGTCGAAGCACTTTACAGAGGCAAACAAGGCAGTTGTTACATTTACACTTCTATTTATTTGGACCTTCTATTTCATAATCTTTTTACTACATGATATAGTTGTTCCTTTTACTATCCCCAGATACACAACAATCATCACAGGTTTCATTGTGTTGCGTGTGATGGTTGAATCGATTTGGGGCATACCACGTTGAACGATACGCTGAAAATTATTATCTCTGCTATTGGTGGTGCTATTGTATCGGGCATGTTTGGCGTTTGGGGACAGAAGTTAAAGAACACAAGTTCAAATGAATCTGTATACGCTGAACACACTGATATCATGTGGGATAGATTAGATAAGATAACTAATGAACGGGACGAGTTGAAAGAACAAGTTATAAAACTAAATGCGAAAATTGATGAACAAAGTAAAATCATTGATCAATTAACAAGGCAAATGAGTGCCTTGAATAGTAAATTTCAAGATTGGGAGCAAGCAGATGAACAAAGGTAAATTAACTTTAGATTATCATTCTAAAGTTTGGTGGGTATCAGTGGTGTCCATCATTCTGGTACTGATACAGCAGGTGCTTAAAATATTTGGTGTGGACATGCCAGCAGGATTGGATACAGAAATAATGAATGTAGTCAATTCACTGTTAGCATTAGGCGGATTGATGGGAATTATTTATGACACATCAAACGGGGGTAAAAATGAAAAAGAAAGTAATTAATTTAATTGGTCTGTTACTGTTGGTAACAGGCTTTTTTGTTGTAGGAAACACTGAGGCTGCTAACACTGATATGGTTGATGTTAGTAACCATAATGGATATATGACTACAGCAAATTTTATTGACATGAGAAATAACTACGGCGTTAAAGCTGTAGTAACTAAAGTGACCGAAGGAACTTATTACCACGACTACACAGCAAAAAATAATATTTATACTGCACAGCAAGCAGGTCTATATATTAATGCTTACCATTTCGCTAGATACACAACGTATCAAGGCGCAGTTAACGAAGCAAATTACGCAGCGCAAATGGCAAAAGCTGACGGATTGCCAATCGGTTCAGTAATCGTTGCTGATGTGGAAGCTAGTCAGCAACAAGGCATTTCACGCTACCAAAACAACATTAACAATCAAGCCTTCATGAATACTATCAAACAATACGGATATCGTTCTGATGTTTACACAATGTCCAGTTGGTTAGGTTCAGTTATGGATGTTAATGCAGGTGGTTGGATTGCCAGTTATCCGTATAACGCAAGTGGCAAGCAATGGTACTCAAGTAATCACGCATGGCAGTGGGGGAGTACCTACCAGTTTGCTGGTTCGTATGGTAATTTTGACGTATCGCAACTATATGACAATTTCTACACCGGACAATTACAAGCGCTTGTTGATCCAAGACAATCAATCAACAATGTTGTATCTGTAAAAGGCAATAAATACAAAGCTTATTCTACTTATACAAAAGAAGGACAAGCTAATGAAGGTACAGATGTATTAAGTGGAACAGACTGGCAATCAGCAGGTATTATTGAAGTCGCTGGACTGCCTTATTACTACATTGGTCTGAATACGTATATTCCACAAAATAAAACTACATTCAATAGGAAAGTAGTAATTAACTATCGTTCAGATTATGGAGTTAATGCGTACAATAAAAAAGGTCAAAGTATCAAGGATAGTAATACTAGATTTAAGGGTGGTACTGAATGGGCAACAGTTGATAAGTTAACGTATATCAACAACGTTGGATGGTGCTACCAAGTTTCCACAGATGAATATATCCCAGTTAAATTCCAGCAAGGTTCTGGATTCAAGGGATAAACATGATATAATTAAAGTCAGTAAGACGCTCGAAAGAGTAAAAATTACCCACATCTATTAATTTAGGTGTGGGTATTTTTTTGTTTATTAATGTAAATTAATTATACAAATTCTGTAAAGTGACTTTACAAGCACCACATTCTAGTATATACTAGTGTCAACGAGTAAGGGAGAGGTGCTAGACATGAAAGATTACAATTCATACGTTCAAGAAAATACAGAAGGTTTTAACTATTTAACAGACATTGGAGATTATGATGTTTACCAAAATGAAAATACATTCAGAGCCATCTTACACCAAAATATTGTAGGTTGGGAAAACGACAGATTCTATGAAATCACATTGACAGATTCAGAAACAGCTGACTTTCTTGAAGATATCGAAGGATTTGATGACGACTTAGAAATCTCATTCGACCCAGAAAACCCAGAAGCATTAACAGACAGAGATTTCTGGCTTTCAGCTATCCAAGAAACTTTGGGGGTTTAATATGAATATTGAAGCTAAAATAAATACACTACTAAATGATGAAACACTAACTACATCCTACATTGCAGAGAAGTCCGGTATCAGTCGGGTAACGATCACCAACTTACGCAATGAAGACCACGTTGACATTAATCGAATGATGTACGCCAATGTGATGGCACTATCTAATATGGCTGATGATTTAGCTATTTATAGAATGGCATCTCATAACGCAGGGCTACAAAACTTTATTGCTAGGTTCGGCGTGTGGATAGGCGAGGCATATAAAGACCAACTTGATGCATACCGTTCTGATGAGATGTATATTGATGATTTAGCTATTGGTCACGTTGTTCAAGATTTAGGACATCTAGCGATAACAGACAAGGCTACTTTAATAATGCTGTACCGCACCTATGTCGAAAACTTACCAGGCGAAGAATAAAACCACGCTCAACGGCGTGGCTTTTTTTATTGCAATAATGTTAGTACTGCTAGAACATCACGGCTGTAGAATAAATAATATCTATCTTCACTCCACGTGCTACGATCAATTAAAAATTCTTTCAAGAAATCGGGTAAGTCTATCAAGTAACTTTCATGTACTAAAATTAAATCATTCATGTTGTTTCCTCCTAATTTGGGTATGTATTAAATTACGAGAAAATGCTGATTATTACCGTGGAAAATATAGCGGTGTTGAGTAAAACAGAGTAGTGATGAGTAAAATAAAGCACAGATTTCTTGTCCCCGAAATGTCCCCATTTGCCGTAAAGAATACCTTAACAACAGTGCTTACAGAGATTTAATTAATCCTGTACTCACCTTAAATAACGAAAGCTGGTTACTTTTTTAAAAGTAGCCGGCTTTTTTTGTTTCCTAACACTAGATGTACAATTCAAATTTTTCTCTTATTTGTTTAATTATATAAAATAAATGAAATTCATTTCAGTTGACAAAACGTAAATCAAATTTAGTCAAAATACATATTTAATCAATAGGAAGACGCGAACAAAAAAATTTATGACATTAATATTTTGCTCTGTTTTTAATGTAAATTTCACGTAAATTAATTTTAAAACAAAAATAAAGAATTAAATTGCCATATTGTGAACTGTAATGAATTGTTTAAAAATTAGATCGTACATTATTTGAATTTATAAACTTTAAGAATACGAGGAGAAATTTCATTGAAAAAATTTACGTCAGCGAGCTTAACGGCTGCTATTTTATTGTCAGTTTCACCAATTCTTAGTACGAGTACAACTACCTTGGCAAGTGTGTCAGGTGAGTCAGCTTCTGAAACTAAAATTCAATCTGCAATGAATAATATCAATAGCTTAAACCTAGAGTTTGAGAAATATTTGAATATTCCAGTGGGAACTGATATTAGTGCTATTTCAAATCGTTCTAGTGTGATTGCAAATGTCAGTAGCCCCGATCAAGTCGGATATGATTCATTGGCTACAGTGACGGCTGGAAATGTATATAAATCGATGGATGAAGCGTTAAAGGGTACCAGTACTCCGGTTTCAAATATTTCTGACGCCAAGAGTGGTACGAGATTTTACCAACCAATTAAAATTGTTTTTGACTCAAACCAAGTTGATCTTTACAAGATGACTAACAACGGGCACTCTTTTGCAAACATTAACTTAACTGAAAATAAATACAACGGAATTGTCTCATCAAATGATATTAATTTTGTTAAATCTAAATTCAGTGGGCTAATTAAGCCTGCCGACAATACTATGGTTGACGTAAGAATTATTACTATGATTGGCAACAACGATAACGATGATAATTCAAAGGATACCTGGTCCATAACTCAAAAAAATGGCGCTGTTAAAGTTGGAACTAAAGATGTGGCCTTATATTCTGATGATGATCAGACGATTGCCAATCGACAACTTGGAAAGGGTACAATCTGGGCAACCGATGAATATCGAACAAATGATGCAACGGGTAAGATACAATATCGAGTTTCTACTCACGAATGGGTGGATGCCCAAGATGCAGATTTTTTACAAATTGAAGCTAATAAAACTGATGAATCAAATAAGGTTTTGTTGAAGAACGTTACAAAAGTACCTCTTGGAAGCGTAGTGGTAAATTTGAAACCAGGAAAGTCATATGATTTGTACAAGTCAGACGGTACAATTTCTAACAGAAAATTAATAGGAGGAACATCATGGATTTCTGATGAATGGTCAAGTGTTGGTAGCGATGATTATTGTTATTATCGTGTATCAACGGATGAATGGATTAAGTATGAAGTTCAAAAAGATGGATACGGAAATGGTGTTTTTATAGGAATTGATCGTGATATACCATTTACAAAATAATGATTTTCGCTTATTAAACAGCAAGAAATAATTTTTCAAATTAGTAGAACAATGTTTGAGACTTAGAAAATTCAGCTTCATTCAGTCAAAACAATTTCACGTCTGAAGATAAACGCAAAGAGCGCATTTCAAGTTTTCTTGATATGCGCTCTTGTTCATTGGACAAATTAATTTGCGAGTTTTTTTATCAGGTAGAAATTTTAACTTATCGACAGAATACTTGTAGTTTTATAGAAAACTTGTTGATCATCAAGCCTAAAATAATCAGCTTCAGCTAGTAGTCCAGCTACACCGATTTGTTGAACGGACGAGTCTAGCTCTTTTGAATTGATTGAACCCTCAAAGAATTGTGATAGGTATCCTGTTTCAAGATATCCATTGGGTTCTCCGCTGATTGTATCAACTGTGTTGTCATGTTTATATGCGTGAATAATGGTGTCGTTATTTAATGAAAGAGTTTGGTTATTTACAAATGTGATTGTGATCAT